GCCAAAAACATGTTGGATAATTTAGGCCCAGCACAACAATCTGAAGCAATGAACCAAGGACTAATGAATCCAGTTCCATCTGCACCAGCACCAGCACCAGCACCAGCGGCAATGCCACCAGCAGCAAGCCCAGCAATGCCACCACAAGACACAATGGGTAGCCCAACTGGTATGCCAGCACAAAAGCGCGGCGGCAAAGTTAAGAAGATGAATACTGGCGGAACAGCGAGCTAATATGCCATCAAAAAGTCAAGCTCAAGAAAAGCTAATGGCTGCGGCGGCACACAACCCTAAGTTTGCTAAAAAGGTTGGTGTGCCCACCAAAGTGGCTAAAGAATTTAACAAGGCCGATACAGGCGTAAAACTAAAGTCATTACCAAAACGGGTATCTGGCAGAGGACGTTAATATGGCGTATAGCAACACAACTGGTCAGACACAGATAAATGTCGACCAGTTAATTTCGTATGCGTTTCGTGATGCTGGTAAAACTGCAGAAGAAATCACGCCTGAATATATCAATGCAGGCAAACAAGCACTCTTTTATAACTTACAGAATTTATCCAACCTCGGGGTTAATCTGTGGTTATTAGATAACATCTTATTAGGTGCTCAAAATGATCAACAGATTCTGCAATTACCAAGCACCACAATTGACATTCGTGAAGCTAACTGGGTTTATGTTCAGAACTTGCAACCATCTGGTGCGCTTCCTTCTGACAATTCAGCCGCCGGCAACTTGTTTAGCCAAACACTAGATAATTACGCAACATCAACCTTGGCTGAAAACTGGTTTGGTGCGGCGTATACACCAGCCCAGCGTGTGTTTTATGTTGGCTTTAATGCATATTCTCCAAATACTACCACTACTTACAACCTGTCTTATCAAGTAAGTAACGATGGTACAAATTGGAAAACAGTACAAACATTCCCAGCCACAACATTAGCAGATTCTCAGTGGGCTTATTTTAACGTAAACATTACCCAGCCTTATACATATTATCGTTTACTTAACAATAACACCACAACTACTTTCTCGTTGCGTCAAATTGTATTTTCACAATCCCAACAGGTTATTCCACTGGCTCGTTTAAATCGCGATGACTACTGGAATCTTCCAAACAAACAGTTCCCATCGGTACGCTCATTGCAATATTGGTTTGATAGAACTATCACGCCGTCAATGTATCTGTGGCCTGTACCAAATAATGATTTCCAAATGTTTCAGCTTATTGTTGATAAGCAGATGCAAGACGTTGGTTCATTGACAAACCAGATTTATGTACCAGATCGTTGGTTACCATCTATTCAAGCAAGCCTATCACACAAGTTATCTTTGCAATTACAAGGCGTAGATTTACAGCGTATTCAATACCTGGAAATGCAAGCAGATAAATTGTTCCTGCAAGCTAGTGAAGAAGATAGAGATAAGTCTCCAATTTATTTCCAACCTAATATTTCATATTACACACGATGACTAGCGCTTACGTACAAACCTACGACAATCTTGTGCAAGATGTTATTAATTACATGGAGCGCGATGACGCACAGTTTGTCGCGCAAATTCCTAGCTTAATTGGCTTGGCAGAATCTGCTATTGCGGCAGAGTTAAAGACTTATTTACAGTTAACCGTTGTAGAAACAACCCTGTCACAAAACCAAACTATTTTAAACAAGCCAGCACGTTGGCGTAAAACTACCTCAATGAAGGTAAACGGCCAGCCTATTTTGTTACGTAGCCAAGACTATGTGGCACAATACCAAGCAGAGTCTTCTTCTGGTAAGCCTTTATATTACGCAGAGTATGACTACAATAACTGGGCGATTGCCCCAGCACCAGATAGTTTTTATCCAGTAGAAATTATTTACTACAGCGAAATCCAGCCATTGGATTCTAGCAATCAACAAAACCTATTTACTCGTGAATGCCCACAAGCAATGTTATTTGGTACATTGCTGCAAGCTCAAGGCTACTTAAAAGCCTTGGATAAACTGCCAGTGTGGCAACAGTATTACAAAGATTCATTAGAGTCGCTAAAAAAAGAAGACAACGCTCGCAGAATCGACAGAAACGTTACCGTTCAGGAACCTTAATATATGTCACAATCTTTTACATCGCCATTTACCGGTACCGTTATTGAACCAACGGACGTATCGTACTATCCGCTATCGTTTGCAACAACAACTCAGTTATACTGGCCACAGGTTGTAAACCTACAACTAGGTCAAACACCTGCAGCCCGTATTATGGACTGCATCCCAGCAACATCAAATCTGCAAATTATTCTGCCCGATGCGACCCAAGGATCCCTTGGAACCGATATTTTATTTCGTAATATTGGTGCGTTTAGTTTTACTATTGTTAATGCTGCTTTAGGAAATAGCGTAACAGTTGCTGCCGGTAGCGCAGTTTATTTTTACCTAACTAATAATTCAAGCGTTGGTGGCACTTGGGGAATAATTAATTTTGGTGTTGGCACATCTGCTGCTGATGCTGCTACATTGGCTGGCGCTGGATTGACAACTGTTGCGGGTAAATTAGCTGTTAGTCAAAATCCAGTAGACGTTACAGTATCCCCAACAATTAACGACGGAAGTCGCGCTGCTACATTCGTATGGAATAGCGGGGCCGGTACATTTAATTTACCAGTCCCATCCACATTATCTACAGGTTGGTATATTGGTTTTAGAAACAACGGAACTGGTGCTCTATCCATTGTTCCACCATCGCCAGCTTTAATTAACGGCAATTCTACATTGATCGCCAATCCGGGTGATTCTGGTTTTGTTCTTTACGATTCCAACTCAGCCGGATATGTAACTGTTGGTTTAGCTGCCCCAAATACATCTGCTTTTACTGCAGCAACATACGACGTAGACGCCATTGTTGGGAATTCTTTAAGCTTAGTTACTTTTGCCCCAACTATTCAAACTTACATTGCACAATCTGGCACACGTACATCTACTTTAACAGTTACTTTACCAGCAATTACCCAGATTTATATTTTAGCCAATGCTACGAACCAGAGCGGCTACAATATTAATTTTATTGTTCAAGGGTCTTCAGCATCTCCTTTTGTGTTACCGACAGGCACGGTTGTTGCTGTTTTAAGTGACGGTTTGAACTTATACCCGCTTACTCAGGCTCCTATTGGTTCTTATTCTGCTAGTAATGGAACTGCTGCAGCGCCGTCTTATACTTTTGCAAGTGACTCACACACTGGTATGTACTTAATTGGTACAAGCATTTTAGGCTTGTCTGCTAATTCAACAAGTATGTTGCGTATTGATAACTCAAATCCTTCTGCTCCGTTAATCACAACGCCGGCTAGAATTGCTGCCGGATTAATTTCTGGCGGTACATTCTAATGGCTGATCCGCAAACAGATCAACAATATAACTTAATCTACACGCTGGCAATACCAGCGGGGATTAAGCGTGACGGTACTATCTTTGAAACACAAGAGTTTACAGATGGTGTGTGGTGTCGTTTCCAACGTGAAGTAGCTAAAAAGATGGGCGGTTATCGTACTATCTTTACTAGTTTTAGCGGCATCTATCGCGGCATGATTAATGTGCCGTATAACGGCGTTAACTACATCTTTGCTGGTAATGCAAATGAATTGGATGTATTTACAACTGGAACTACTTTTCCAATTGGTAGTGGCCCTTTTGCCGCTCAAATCTTACCTGGGCAAGTTTACTTTCCAGTTACATCAAACACATCCACATCTTTTGCAATTGCAGGTAATCAAACTTCGGTGTTTACTGCAGGTACACAAGTAATTTTTACACAGTCCGGCACACCAACGGTTTATACAGTAACAACATCAACTTATACATCCCCAAATACGACAGTTAACGTATCTGGTGGAACAATTGTTGGTACACCGACTAAAGGCTGGATTGCCAATGCACCTGTATTTTCAGCAGATTCAGCAAGCGGCCCATACTTAAATGATTGGCAGTTTGACGCTCAATTTAGCCCATCTGGTGGTCAGTTAACTGTACTTGCCCATCCTGGTAAAAATTTGGTAAACATTGACAACGGCGTACCTAGTCAAGTTTTGGTGGGCAATGTAACACCTGGAACTGGTGAAGTTTGGACATTTAGTGGTTTATCTGATTCAGCTGGATCAAATCCGACATACAAACCAATTAGTGTTGATGGTGGTGTTTGTGTTCTTTATCCATTTATTTTTGTGTATGGATCACATGGTTTTATTGCCAATAATAACGTTAGTGGCACATATAATAACCAAACACTTTATGACTGGAATGGCCCTTTAGCCAACCAAGTCAACTTATCATCTTCTAAAATTGTCAAGGGTATGCCAATGCGTGGTGGTACTAATTCACCGTCGGGTTTGTTCTGGGCAACAGACAGTTTAATTCGTGTTTCATTTAATTCAGGCGGTTCGGCAGCAGCAACAATTCCTTCAACTTATTGGAATTACGATATTGTTTCAAGCCAAATCTCAATTATGTCATCCAATGCGGTTGTTGAAATGGATGGTAGTTTTTTCTGGATGGGCGTAGACCGCTTCTACGTCTATAATGGTAGTGTCGCGGTATTGCCCAATGATAAAAACGTAAACTGGCTGTTTGATAATATTAACTACGAACAGCGTCAAAAAGTATGGGCCACAAAGATACCCCGCTACAATGAGATTTGGTTCTTTTATCCACGTGGCACCAATACGGAATGTACTGATGCTATTATTTACAACACCAAAGATAAGATTTGGTATGATGCAGGACAAGCTGTTGGTGCTCAACGTTCATGTGGATATACCACCGAGTTGTTTCCAACACCAATTTGGGCTGATTGGAATTATAACGTGGTTTACAGTACCCCTCGTTATGTTATTGCAAATCCAGCTAGTTTACCAGCACCCACATCGTCTCAGTTTTATCTAGCTGGTGATTTAACTCCGGAATTTAGTCCGGGTGACCATGTTCAATTAACTAACGTTTCTGGGGATCCAGTTTACCAAGTTCTCAGCAGTCAGTTTATTTATAATGGCACAGTAACTCCTCCAGGAGTTACGCTTGTAACATTGACAACAGACTTGGGTACAACGCCAGCGGTTGGCACATCTATTTATTTTGTGCAAGGCGGATATTCAATTTGGCAGCATGAGTTTGGCCAAAATGCACTCGGGTTGGCTGGTGAAGAGGCTGTTTATTCCAGCATAACAACCAGTGATATTAGCTGGATTACTGGCACTCCTTCTGGCAATCAGTTACAAGGTATGAATCGTCGTATGCATTTACGTCGTTTTGAACCTAATTTCTTGCAAACTGGTACAATAGCAATGACCATTTTAGGTCGTAAATTTGCTGATGATGATATGGATTCTCAAGTATCAGGACCCTATTATTTTAATGGCGAAAATGGTAAAATAGACCTTCGTGTAGAATATCGTTTAATGCGTCTTAAATTTGAATCAAACGAATTAAACGGTAACTATGAAATGGGTCGTAATATCATAACGGCAGAATATGGTGACGAGCGTCCGTAGTAACCAGCAGTTTTTCCCCTTTACTCCCGACTACATGTCTTGGGAAGAATGGAACGGAAACTTTATTATTTGGTATGGTCAGGATAATATTCCGGCTCATCCAGAAGATAACTGGCAGGCAACAGCTAACCATATTGCCACTATTCAGGCATTTGCATCCTATCCAATTCCTTCTGCGGAAAGATATGAAAACTGGCAAGATTGGGCCAAAGACGTAACAACAATTATTAATGGACCAGCATACTAATAGGGGCGAAAATGTCCCTATTTTTGCATTAGTATATACAGGATATGACAACAACAGCTAACGGCGCTTTGGATACCTTGATACCCACGTTTGACGATGGGGGTTCAACTACAACTACGGCTACTCCATCCACTGCTAATGCTATTGCGGGGTTTTATCAATCGGTATTGGGTCGTGCGCCAGATGCCGCTGGTTTGGCTTTTTGGACCAATGCTGCAAATAGCGGTGAATCGCTATCTGATATTCAGGCTGCTTTTCAAAATTCCCCGGAAGCTCAAAGTAAGGCAGCAGCTGCAGCACAAACAAATACCACTGGCGGGTTAGCTGCTGTAACAGGTAATAATACCGCAACAACAATAAATACACAAAACAGTACTGGCGCATTAGCTAGTAGTGTTTCTACTGGATCTACTGCAAGCGCTACAACCACTAATGATCCAAATGCTGCGGCTATTAGCCAAATGTATCAGACCATTTTGAACCGTGCGCCAGACGCGCCAGGTTTGCAATTTTGGGAACAAGCTGCTGCTAGTGGAACACCGTTAGAACAAATTAAAGCTGCTATTCAAGCGTCACAAGAAGCACAAAATTTAGCTGCTAGTAGCGGAACTAGTACCAGCACAGGTGTAAGCACAGCTACTGGTACGGGTGTAAGCACAGCTACTGGTACAGGTGTAAGTACTAGCACGGGTGTTAGTGCAAGTATTAGTCAAATGTATCAAAGCTTGTTGGGTCATGCCCCTGATGCTGCTGGTTTAGCTTATTGGATTGGTCAAGTGCAAAATGGTGCAACATTAAGTCAAGTTCAAGAAGCTATCTTAAGTTCTTCTGAAGCAGCAGCAAATCCAACTGCAGCAATTACAACATTGTATCAAAATATACTTGGTCGTAATCCAGATGCCGCAGGTTTAGCTAATTGGGTAAAAGCTGTAAAAAATGGTGCAACATTAGATCAAATTTCTTCAGATATATCTTCATCTAAAGAAGCATCGGATGCTACACAAATTGCCAATGATTACAAAAATTATTACGGAACGCAAATAAACTCAGCCAATTTGGCAAAATATCAAGCCGAATTAGCTTCCGGAAAAACAATTGATGATATAACCAAAGAGTTTGGTGCTGATCCCGCAGCAGCTACCAACATTACTGCGACTATTACAGCGGCCTATCAAAACAATTTAGGCCGTGCTCCAGATACTGCTGGATTAGCTAATTGGGTAAAACAAGTAACTTCTGGTGTTGCAACATTAAATCAAGTTACTCAACAAATTTCTAATTCAGATGAAGCAAAGGCATACGCAGCAGATCCGGTTGTACAAGATTATGAGCAGTATTTAGGCCACGCACCTGATGCTGCTGGATTGGCTTTTTGGAAAGCTGCTATAGCTTCTGGTCAAAATCCAAACGATGTGGCAAAACAAATTGCTTTATCCCCCGAAGGTATTGCGTATTCAACAAAAAATTTAACAGCTTTGTTGAATGCTGAACTAGGATCTGACTTTGTAAGCAAATTAACATCAGATCAATTAAAGCAATATGCAACAATGTTTGCGGATCCTTCTACGTCTGATAACACTGTTAAATTATCACAAGATCAATTTAATGCAGCATGGTATTTACAACAAAATCCAGATGTTGCAGCAGATCCATATTATAGTAAAAATCCATATCAACATTATTTAGATCACGGATTTGATGAAGGCCGTCTTGGTAGCCCAAATGCTCCAAAACAAACAGCCGATGAAAAGTTGTTAAGTGTTTATACGGCAATGACCCAGGACCCAACATTGGGGCCTCAATTAAAAGCTGCAAACCCAAATTTGTATGCTGTTGCAACGCCTATAAAAGATATGGGCGGCCAATGGGTTAATAGAAGTATTGCGTATCAATATGGCTCTTATAATGGATTACCAATATTAAGTGCTGCAGTCGCTAATGCAATTTTAAATGGTGGCGATAGTGTTGGAAATTTTGCCTTTGGTAGAGGTAATTTAACTACTAATTTAGGTTGGTCTTCCAACTCGTACAGCGGAAATATTTCACGCGGTGCTACAGCACTTGGTATTAATGTTCCAACATTTACTGATCCACAAACTGGTTTAAGTAATCAGCCAGATTATAAAAGTATGGATATGAACCAGCTAACTTCTATTGCTAAAGAGTTAGGGATCGATCCAACGCAGTTTAAAGATCAACAAGTACCAGCAAAACAGCCGGTTTTGGATAGTGATGGTAATGTCCAATTTGACCAAAACGGCAACGCTATGACAAAACCAGCTTATCAAACAGATTCTGATGGTAATGTTGTTACGGATAAAAACGGCAATCCAATACCGTTAATGACCACAATACCTGCGCAAGAAGGTTTATACAAAGCAATTGATGCTGCAAGTCAAAACCTTTATCAAGTAACATTAGATACTTTGGTTCCAGGTCAAGCTAATGAAGGGGGAGCAAACAGTTTCCAAACTGTAACATACGAGCAAATTAATGGTAAGTTAATTCCTATTTCTCAGCCTGTTTCCCATGGCGGAATACAAAACCCAGATGTTTATAGCGGTGGTGGTCATGGTTTTCTTTCTGATAGTGGTTTATTACAAGGCTTGGAGTTTGTTGGGGCTGCAGCTCTCGCTGCTTTTGTTGGTCCAGAAGACTTAGCTTTAATTGGTAGTACTGTAACTGGTGGTGCTGCCACAGGAACAACTGCTGCGATTATTGGAAGTATTGGAGTTGGTGCTGCAACTAGCTCAGTATTTGCCGCATTAAACGGTGGAAACATTGGTCAAGCGGCAATTAAAGGTGGTATTGCTGGCGGTATTGGCGCTGGTATGAATAGTGTTATTGGTCAAGTTCCTGGAATGTCGGATTTAACAAACACCATTGCCAATAACACCAATTTATCTGCCTCACAAGTACAAAATATTATTGGGTCAACACTTGCTAGAACACTAAGCACCGCAGTTGGAGGTACTAATGGTCAACAGATATTAAATTCATTTGCAACTGCTTTGGCTTCTACTACATTAGGACAAGAAGCAGCTACACAGATTACTTCACTGTTATCAACTAGTGGATTAGATCCTGCAACAATTAAAGCAATTGCAAATGCAACTAACTTAGTTACCAATACTGCAAGTACTGGTGTTCTTAGTGGTAAGAGTACCACGCAAATCCAAAATTCAGTTATTACATCTTTGGTTAGCGGCGGAATTGGAATTGGAAAAACTGCCATTACTAGTGACGCCAATATTAACCCGGCAACCGGACAACCTTGGACTGGAAGTGATTTAAACAGCACTACAAGCCCAAATAATAATAATACAACAAATTACAGTAATTTAGATCAGACTAAAATTAGTGATATTGCTAGCAATTTTGGAATTTCATCTGACCAATTAAAAAGCATTTTAGCTGATTCTCCAGCTGTAGCAAACAGTTTATTTGGTACTGGAACTCAAGTTGCAGATTTATCTGGTGATATTGTTTTTGGAAAAAGTGGATATGGTGGTACGGCCTCTTATATTAACTTACCGAAAACAGCAGTGGACATGAAGGCTAGTGTTGATAATGTCCCCGCTAATGATTTATCTCAAGGTGTGAATGTAAATGCAACACGTTTTACTCCGGATTTAACTTTATCAGATTATTCTGATCAAAAATCGCAGTTGCAGAAAGAATTAGATAGTGGAAGTATTTCTCAAGCACAATTTGATAAAGATAACTCTGCGTTAGATAATCAGTTTAATAGTCAAGCTCCAGATCTTACAACTGCGCTTAATATTATTAATACGTTTACTAAGACTGGAATGGATGCAAATACTGCTTTAACAAAAGCAGCAAATGCCACAAATATAAATAAACTAGATTTAGCAAAATTAATTACTGGCACAGGTACAGGAACAGGCACAGGAACTGGAACTGGAACTGGAACTGGAACTGGAACTGGAACTGGAACTGGAACTGGAACTGGAACTGGAACTGGAACTAGAACTGGTATAGACACCGGAACAAGTGATAGTACAGGAACGGGTACTAGCACTAGCACCGGAACGGGTACAGATACAAATACAAGTGTAAAAACTGGAACCGATAATAGTGGAACATCTACCACTGTTAATAAATTAGTAAGTTCTTTAGGACAACCAACAACTACAGCAAAGTTAGATATGCCAAAAGCCACATTAGTTAAAGGTTCACAAGTTAATCTACCTATGGGTAAATATGATATTCCTGTAGAGGCGTTGCCACAACAAGTTTATAACCCACAACAATTACAAGAAATACAACAAGCAAAAGCAGGAGGCCGTATTAAAAATTACGCAACTGGTTCTAGTGTTACCACACCTAGTTCTTCACCAACACTAGTTAAAGGGTCTCAAGTTACTGTTAACCCATCATCTTACGCCATCCCAATTGAAGCGTATCAGGCCCCTGTTTACAATCCAAACGCACTGTCACAAATTCAAAGCGCTGCAGAAGGTGGTATAATTGGTATGGAAGCTGGCGGTGGTTTGCCAATGACTCCAAAAACCATGCACGGCCAGCAATTTGGTTTTGCAGGCGGATACCACGGTCTAAACCCTTTGTCTAATGCTCCGCATTTAGCGGCTGGTGGCAATATACCTGCAGACCATGAGCCAGAGTTTTTTAGTGAAGGTGGTTTAAATTCCATGCATCATACTTTTGTTCGTGGCGATGGGGACGGCACAAGCGATTCAGTTCCAGCCATGCTGGCAAACGGAGAGTTTGTTATCCCTGCAGATGTGGTATCATCTTTAGGTAACGGAAGCAATGATTCCGGAGCAAAAGTATTAGATGAATTTTTAAAGACAATTAGGCATCATAAACGCAATGCTGATGCCAAACATTTACCACCCGATAGCAAAGGTGCATTGGGTTATTTATTGGAAGCAAAACGTAAGGTGAAAAAATAATGGCTGGCACAACAGGATCTTCCGGGTTAAATAACTTTTTAACCGATACAAATCAAGTACAAACAACATTACCAACTTGGTATGATGCGGCGCAACAGGGTATTGTAAACCAGGCAAAAACAGCACAAGCTGCAGCACCACAGTTTCAAAATACGGTAGCTCAGGGTGCGGTTAATACACTTTCTGGTGCCAATAACCCATTCACCCAAGCACAAGGTAGTTTAAATCAAATTGCTACTGGCGCTGCTAATCCTTGGATTACTGACCCAACTACAGGCCAAGTAACCCCAAATACCCAAACAGCTATGGGTGGTTTATTTGCAGCGCAACAACAGCAATTAAATCAACTATTACCAACAATGACTGCTCCAGCTGAGGCTAATGCTATCGGTTCTGGAAATTTTGGCAGCTTACGTGGTCAAACTTCTGTTGATACAGCAAAAACAAATGCCCTTGCAAATCTGCAAGCACAACAAATGCAATCTGCGTTGCAAAACCAATCAACCGGAGCTAGTGCAGCAAACGCATTGGGTAACGTTGGTGCTCAGGATATTTCCGCGGGCTTAACAACCGGTACAGCACAAATGAATGCCCCCTTCCAAAACGTAGGTAACTATGCAAACTTGGTTAATGCAATCAACGTACCTGCTACAGTATCTCAACAAAATCAAACATCACCATTATCGCAGATTGGTGCCATTTCTAATGCGTTGGGTTCAACCGGCGCAGTAAGTAGCCTATTACAAAACTTAGGCGTTACCGGTGGACTAGGTGGTTTAGCTGGTAGTATTGGAAGCGGCATTAGTAGTTTGTTTGGTGGCAATAGTGGCGATCTCCCAACTACAGATGCTCAAGCATTGCAAAACGCAGCCAATTTAGCATCAAATTTACCTGGTGGTATGAATATGCAACAGTATGACGCTGCTGTTAACGGCTGGATACCATCTGGAACAGATGCTAACGGAAACACCACATACGTTGATGTTAACGGCGACCCAGTATAATAAAGGATAAATCATGGCGTTACCAGATAATACAACACCAGATCAACCTACAGATCAAACAACGCAAGGCGGTTTGTCTTCTGTTGCTGTTCCTGTAAAAATGTCTACTCCTACTAAAGGACAGGCTCTAAACATTAGCCCCACTGGCGCAATGTTGATTGATGACAAAACAGGAAAAAGT